GGATCAATGTAAGAAATGCTATTGAAAGGTGGATGAACGGTATCAACGATCTTGCAGAAAACACAGGTGTTACCTCTGCAACTGATTATCAAGCAGACTTGTTTGTTGATCAATTAGATAGAGATGATACAGTTCTTAAAACTTATATTTTAAGAGCATGTTTTCCACAGTCAATAGGACAGGTTGACTTATCTTACGATACAACTAATGCATTGGAAGAATTTGAGGTGACTTGGAGATATCAACACTTTGAAACAAGTGGCGTGAACTTCTAATTTACCTACTATAAATAACAGTAGGAGCTTATTATGGCAGAATTATTCGGATTTAAATTCGAGAGAATCAAAGATAGCGATAGCACAGAGAAATTTACTCAACCCTCAGCTGATGACGGAACAGTTGAAATCGCAGGTGGGGGTCACTATGCTACTGTCTTAGATCAAGACGGAAGAGATAGAAGTGAGTATGATCTCATAAAACGTTATCGAGATATATCACAACAACCAGAGTGCGATAGTGCTATTGAAGATATTGTTAATGAAGCGATAGTTTCAAACGAAAGAGATCAATCAGTCAATATCGTACTAGACCAACTTCCATACAGAAAAAATGTTAAGGATAAAATAAGAGAGTGTTTTGATGAAACATTACAACTTTTAGATTTTGATACGAAGGGTCATGACATTTTTAGAAGATGGTATATTGATGGTAGAATATATTATCATAAAATTATTGATAACAAAAATCCGAAGTTAGGAATAAAAGAAGTAAGATACATCGATCCTAGAAAAATTAAAAAAGTAAAAGAAGTAACTAAAGTTCCTAAGTCATCTGGGCCAGAGTTAATTAAAAAATCAGTTGATTATTATGTGTATAATGAAAAAGGACATAATATGAATTCTACTCAAGGTGTAAGAATATCACCTGATGCTATTACATATTGTATATCTGGTTTGACTGATGCAAATAAAAATATAGTTTTATCTTATTTGCATAAAGCAATTAAACCTGTTAATCAGTTAAGAATGATTGAAGACTCACTTGTCATTTACAGAATATCAAGAGCACCAGAGAGAAGAATATTTTATATTGATGTAGGTAATTTACCAAAAGTAAAAGCAGAACAGTATCTAAAAGATGTGATGCAAAGATATCGTAATAAACTTGTTTACGATGCAAAGACGGGTGAGATTCGTGATGATAGAAATCACATGTCAATGTTAGAGGATTTTTGGTTACCTAGAAGAGAAGGTGGTAGAGGAACAGAGATATCTACATTACCTGGTGGACAAAATTTAGGTGAGATAGATGATATAATTTATTTTCAAAGAAAATTATATCGTTCACTAAATGTTCCTATTTCAAGATTAGAAGCAGAACAAAACTTTTCTTTAGGTAGAACAACTGAGATAACAAGAGACGAACTTAAATTTACTAAGTTTGTTCAAAGAATAAGAAAAAAGTTTACACCACTATTTAATGATATTTTAAAATCACAATTAGTTTTAAAAAATGTAATTAATATAGAGGAGTGGAAAAATATAAAAGAACATATTCAATATGACTTTATGAAAGACGGACACTTTGCTGAGTTGAAAGATGCAGAAATACTAAGAGAGCAATTAGATCAACTTGGTCAAGTTGAAGGTTATGTTGGAACATTTTTCTCAAAATTATGGGTACAAAAAAATATCCTTAAATTAACAGACTATGAGATTGAGGAAATGAGAAAACAAATTAATATAGAAGCAGGTAATCCACCAGACGAAGGTGGAGTAAATATTGGTGATAACGATGGTATAACAAATGAACCAATAAAGACACAAGAACCTGAACAACCACAAGGAGATGATAATGAGCAGTAAAGATGTAGTTGACGCACTTGCAAAAGGAAAGACATTAGATGCTGAAGATGCATTTAAAGGAACTATGAAAGATAAGATTGCAGACGCAATAGAAACAAAAAAAGTTGAAGTTGCACAAAGTTTTGTCAAAAATCACTTACCTGACGAAACTGAAAACGAAACACAACCTGAAACACAACCAGAAGAAAAGGATGATGAATAAATTTAACGACTTATATACATCTATTTTCGAAAAAGATGAACACAAAAAGTCAAAATCTTATCGGAAACTTGCGCCAAAAATGAAGAAAGCAGTAGATGAATTGTTTAAAAAGCTTGATACTAAGGGCTCAAATTTCCTAAATAATTTTGAGAAAACAATATCTGATGTTTCGAAAAGGTATCGTGTGCCTGAAAAACAGTTATACGATTATTTTGAAAATGAAGCAATGGATATTTTAAAGTAAGGAAAACATGGCATTAGTTACACAAGAATTAAGAGATTCAGATTTTGAGACAGTAATCAAAGTCACAACAACATCTACAAACTCAGCCGCAAGTATTTTAGACGCTTCTGCCTTAACAGGTGCATCTACTGATCCTAGATTATCATTAGTATCATGTAGTTGGTCAGTCGCATCAACAACTGATATTTTATTTGACGCAACATCTAATGTTGTCGCATTATCATTAAATGGTAGTGGACATTTCAATACACAAGCAGTTGGATTGCCTGCAATAGCAAACAATGCCGGCAGTGGTGTTACTGGTGATGTTTTATTAACAAATGGATCTGCTTCAGTAGGATTCATAATATTAAAATTTAGAAAGACTTCGGGGTTTGATAACTTAAGCTAATGAATACAGTAAAACTTATTACAGAGGCGAATGACTTTAGTACGTCAAACTATATTATAGAAGAAAAAGATAATGGCAAAAAAGATTACAAAATAAAAGGTATCTTTATGCAATCTAACATAAAGAATAGAAACGGAAGGGTTTACCCACGTGATGTTCTTATGAAAGAAGTAAAAAACTATGACTCAAAGTTTATCCAAAAGAATAGAGCTTTTGGCGAACTTGGTCACCCAGATGGTCCAACTGTAAACTTAGACAGAGTATCACATATGATTACAAGTCTAAAACCAGAGGGTGATAATTTTATAGGAGAAGCTAAGATAATGTCAACACCTATGGGTGAGATTGTTAAATCACTTATGGATGAGGGTGCAACATTAGGAGTTTCATCAAGAGGTATGGGGAGTTTAGACCAAAAAGGTGGTGTAAACTATGTGAAAAGCGATTTTAAACTTGCAACAGCAGGTGATATTGTTGCAGATCCATCAGCACCTTCCGCCTTCGTAGAGGGCATCATGGAAGGTAAAGAATGGGTTTGGGATCATGGATCACTTGTAGAGGCACAAGTTTATGAAATGAAAGAAAGAATTGACAAAAGAGTTAGAGCAAGACAAAATAAGGAACAAGCACTAGAGTTTGCTAAGTTTCTTAAAATGCTTTAATTTATAAATAATTATGTATAAATACAATAAAAGGAGAACATCCCCATGGCTAACGAACTAGACAAAACCATTGAGGAATTAGAAGCGGAAGTTTTGGCTGAACTCGAAGAAGCCGCACACGATGCTCCTAAAAAGAATGCTGGCCCAAGCGATCCTATGGTTGCTGCTCCAAAAGATGGTGCAACAAACGTAGAAAAAGGTGCTAAACCTGCTGAAGTGGGTGCTTCATCTGTTGCTGCTGGGAAATCCGGTAAAGAGATTACTAATGACCCTGCACAAAAGGGTGAAGTTCCAGCAGAACCTCAACCAAAATTAAAAGAGAAAAAACATAAACAAGAAGGAATGCACGATCTGAATAAAGAAGGTATGCATAAAATGGAAAAAGTCCATAAAATGGAAAAAGTCCATAAAGAAGGTGCTCATGAAGACGATGAGGACAAGAAAAAACTAAAAGCTGGCGCTCACGATAAAGATGAGGACGAAATGAATGCTGATAGTGGTATGGAAGGTATGCATAAGGAAATGGATCATGACAAGATGAAAGAGGATATGATGAAGGCTATGAAGTCTATGAAAAAAGACGACATGGTTGAATTATATGCAACTTACATGAAGAACGCTATGAACATGACCAAAGATGAGATGTATAAAGAGATGATGAACGGAATGGACAAGATGACTAAAGGCAAAATGGAAAAACTTCATGCTGCTTATCATTCCGAAATGGGTCATCCAAACGATGACGAGAAAGATGCAAAGACTGAAGAAAGACTAGCATCTGTAAACGTTAAAGAACACGTTGACGCATTACTATCATCTGATAGCAATCTTTCAGAAGAATTTAAAGTTAAAGCTGCAACAATTTTTGAAACTGCTGTAAAATCTAAGATCAGAGAAGAGATCAAAAGATTAGAAGAAGAATATCAGTCAGAATTAAGAACTGAAGTTGCTGATGTACACGAAACTTTAACAGACAAAGTTGATAACTATTTAAACTATGTCGTTGAAGAGTGGATGAAAGAAAACGAACTTGCTCTTGAGCGTGGTCTCAAAGGCGAAATCGCTGAAGATTTCATCTCAGGTCTAAAAACATTGTTTGAAGATCATTACATCGATGTGCCTGACGAAAAGTACGATGTACTTGAGGCACAAGCTGATAAAATTTCTAAATTAGAAGAAAAGTTAGAAAAAACAATTCAAGAAGTTGTTGAATCTAAAAAATCTAACGGATCACTAATCAAGGAAAAGGTTATTAAAGATGTTACATCTGATTTAACCGATACAGAAATTGAAAAATTTGAGTCTCTTGCTCAAGACGTAGAATACACTGAAGAGGGTGTTTACACTGAAAAGTTAAATACACTTAAAGAATCCTACTTCCCAAAACAGAAGGTTCAAACCGAAACACATGATGAAGTAGAAACTGGCACCGCTGTAGAGGACTTGAACGAAGACAGTTCAATTGCAGCCTATATGTCTGCAATTGGCAGAACAGTCAAGAGTGCGAAATAATAAATAGTAAGATATAAGAGGAGAGACAAATGTTTCAAACACAAAACTTACAAGAGAAGTGGCAGCCAGTCCTTGAGCATCCCGAATTACCAAAGATCGATGATGCCTACAGACGAGCTGTTACTACTGTCATCTTGGAAAACCAAGAAAAAGCGTTAAGAGAAGACAGAGCGTTCTTAGGTGAAGCTGCACCAACAAACGCAACTGGTTCTTCAATTGACAATTGGGACCCAATCCTAATTTCATTAGTAAGACAATCAATGCCAAACCTTATTGCATACGATGTCTGTGGTGTTCAGCCAATGACTGGCCCAACAGGTCTTATCTTTGCAATGAGAGCAAGAGCAAAATCACAAGCAGGCGCACAAGCGTTATTTGATGAAGAAATTCCATTTCTTTCTAACCAAGACGCTGCAGGCGACACAGGTGCCGGTGATCAGTCAGGTACTAACCCTGCTGTTCTTAACGATTCACCTGCTGGAACTTACACATCTGCTACTGGTCAAACAACTGCACAGGCAGAAGCTTTAGGTGATACTACAGCTGACGCTTTCGCAGAAATGGCATTCTCAATCGAGAAACATACTGTAACAGCAGTATCAAGAGCTCTAAAAGCAGAGTACACAATGGAACTTGCACAAGATCTTAAAGCAATCCATGGTTTAGACGCTGAAACTGAGCTTGCAAACATCTTATCAGCAGAAATCTTAACAGAGATTAACAGAGAAGTTATAAGAAACATCTATGTATCAGCTGTAAAAGGTGCTCAAGTTAATACAACAAATGCAGGTATCTTTGACTTAGACACAGACTCAAACGGTCGTTGGTCTGTAGAAAAGTTCAAAGGACTTTTATTTGGACTTGAGAGAGATGCAAACGCAATCGGTCAAGAGACACGTAGAGGTAAAGGAAACATCATCATCACATCTGCTGATGTTGCTTCTGCACTTCAAATGGCTGGTGTTCTTGATTACACACCTGCATTATCAACTAACTTAAACGTAGATGATACATCAACAACTTTCGCTGGTGTATTAAACGGTAGATACAGAGTATATGTAGATCCATATGCTGCAAACGTATCTGCTTCACAATACTACATTGTTGGTTACAAAGGTACATCACCTTATGATGCTGGTATGTTCTATTGCCCATATGTTCCACTACAAATGGTGAGAGCAGTTGGTGAGAACACATTCCAACCAAAGATTGGCTTTAAAACTCGATACGGTATCGCTGCAAACCCATTCCACCTAGGTCAAAGAGCCGCAGGTGAAGATGGAGCGATCACAATCGTTGCAAATACTAACAAGTATTACAGAAGAGTTAAAGTTGCAAACTTAATGTAATCTCGATTACAACAAAAATTAGAGGGGGCTTCGGCCCCCTTTTTTATTTCTACTAAATAATATCATGGCGACAGTTTCAAGACAACCAACAACAATGGACTACGTAAGTCCTACACAGTTTAAATTTACAATAACTCAAATACCTAAAGTTGAGTTTTTTGTAACTAATTGTAATCTACCTGGTATTAGTTTAGGGGAAACAATATTTCCTACACCATTTAAACCAATACCTGTACAGGGTGACGAACTAACATTTGATAATCTAACAATAGGGTTTCAAGTGTCAGAAAACTTAGAAAATTATATTGAATTACATAACTGGTTATTAGCGATTGGATTTCCTAAGTCAAGACAACAATTCGCAACACATAGAAGTACAACATCAAACACATCAAACGTTACAAGAAAAGATACTACTAACGATATCGGTAAAGTACAACTACAAACACCTGCTAACCCAATGTTTTCAGATGCAACATTAACAATACTTTCAAATAAAAATAATCCTTTAGTTGAAGTAAGATTTGAAGATTTATACCCAACAACATTATCAGCGTTAGAGTTTACACAAGAAGAAACAGATGTTACTTACATAAAAGCAACATCAGAATTTACATATAAATATTACGAAATAATCACATTATAATTGACTTTTAGTTAATATTATGTTAGGATACTTATTATGACCTTAGATGAATTAAAACAAATCGTTTACAAAGAATTACCCGTAGATAAAGATCACTTAGACACAGAGTCTTTAAGAAATCAAGAATTGTATGCAAAGTTTATTGATTACAAAACTAACTTTGATTTTTTACTTGCAAAGGCAAAAGGTGAATATAAAGTTTTATATAAAGAAAAGTGGGAATACTATGGCGGTAAAGCAGACGCAAAAATTTATGTAACTAAACCATTTGATCTTAAAGTATTAAAAAATGATTTACATATTTACATAGAGTCTGATAAAGATATTATTGATGCAGAAAATAAAATTATATATTTAGAGACAACAACAAAATATATTGATCATGTACTAAAGTCAGTACAGGCAAGAGGGTGGGATATTAAAAATGCTATTGAATGGAAAAAGTTTGAAGCTGGAATGGTTTAATAATGTTAGACAAAAAAGAACCTGCAAGATACGGCGATTGGATACAATGGAAGTTAAGACAAGATAGAAATAAAAATATAATATTTGTTCACAAAATAAATGATGTTCATTTACAAGTTGAATGTGAACCACATGTCTCAAAAGAACTAAGTTCCTTTTTTGAGTTTGAAGTGCCAGGTGCTAAATTTATGCCAGCATATCGTAATAGAATATGGGATGGCAAAATTCGTTTATTCTCTCAAAAAACAAATAAAATTTATGTTGGTTTATTATCTTATCTAGAGGACTTTTTTAAAAACAATGAATTAAAATATATTCTACATGATAATGTAAAAGATAATAAATCTATAGATCCAAAAGATGTTGAGGGATTTATTAAATCATTAAAAATACCTTTTGATGCCAGAGATTATCAATTCAATGCAATATGCACAGCAATAGAAAAATCAAGAGGATTATTGTTATCACCTACTGCGTCAGGTAAATCATATATCATATATTGTTTAGTGCGTTACTATAGAATGATGAATAAAAAAATATTGATATTAGTACCGACAACTTCACTTGTAGAACAAATGACAAATGATTTTATTTCATACGGTTGGACTGAAAGTAACATACATAAAATTTACTCTGGTCATGATAAACAAACAGATAAATCTGTGGTTATATCAACTTGGCAATCTTTATATAAACTTAATAAAAAATATTTTGATCAATATGAGTGTATCTTTGGTGATGAAGCACATACATTTAAAGCAAAGTCATTAACTAACATTATGGAAAAATTAGAAGATTGTCCTTATCGTTTTGGATTTACAGGAACACTTGACGGAACACAAACACATAGATTAGTATTAGAAGGTTTGTTTGGAAAAGTAGAAAAAGTTATCTCTACAAAAGAACTTATGGATAAAAAAACATTGGCACAACTGAATGCAAATTGTATCGTTCTTAAATACAACGAGAATGAAAGTAAACAAGTAAAGGATCATAAATATTCTGAAGAAATAAATTTTCTTGTTAGTCACAATAAAAGAAATAATTTTATCACTAATTTATGTAAAAAATTGAAAGGCAACACTCTATGTCTATTTCAGTTAGTCGAAAAACATGGTAATGTATTATACGATATGATGAAAGGTGATAATACTCATTATGTACATGGAGGCACAAGTGCTGAAGATAGAGAGAAGGTTAGAGAACTTGTTAACAATTCAAATAATTCAATCATTATTGCATCATATGGTACTTTCTCTACTGGTATTAATATTCCTAATCTTAATAACATCGTGTTCGCAAGTCCAAGTAAAAGCAGAATACGTGTGCTCCAATCAATTGGCCGTGGGTTGCGTAAGTCCACAAGTAAAGATTCCGTTTTAATTTATGATATCTGCGATGATTTATCATATAAAGGAAAGAAGAATTACACACTATTACACTTTGAGGAAAGAATAAATATATACAACGAGGAAAGTTTTACATATAAAATAGATACGCTGTATTTATTGTAAAATAGATAAGGTAAACATATGTCACAACAAATAATAAAATTTAATTCAGGCGAAGAAGTAATATGTAACGTTGTTAAAGACGTTGGTGATTATATATCAATAGAAAATCCAATGAAAATGTTAACAATTCCTAGAGCAACTAAACGAGGTATTGTTGAGTCTTTAACATTATCAAGATGGTTGTATCCTTACACTGAACAAAAAATATGTAAAGTAAGAAAAGATTCAATTACAACTATCATGTCTGCATCTGAAGGTTTAAAAACTTTTTACTACAGACAACTTGAACAAGGCGAAAAACAAGAACTTAAAATTCACGATTGGGAAGCAAGAGATTATAATGAGTTGGGTGAAGACTTTGACGAAGAAGAAGTTAAAAAATACCTAGAGGCTTTAGAACCTTTAAAATCTGTTAAGAAAAAAATCCTACACTAAAAATATTTTTTTGTTGACTTTTATCCCATAAAGTGATAGATTATGACATGGCAAAAACCAAAAAAAATCCACAACATTATGTAGATAATAAAAAACTTTTAGAAGAAATGAAAAAGTTTAAAAAAATGTGTAAGGATGCAGAAGCAGTTGGCGATAATATGCCACCAGTACCAGATTACGTTGGTGAGTGTTTTTTAAAGATTGCGAATGGTTTATCGTTTAGACCTAACTTCATAAATTATACTTATCGAGATGAAATGATTTCAGACGGAATAGAAAATTGTTTACAATATGTTTACAATTTTGACCCTAATAAATCCAATAATCCTTTTGCGTATTTCACACAAATAATATACTTTGCATTCATAAGAAGAATACAAAAAGAGAAAAAACAAACACATATTAAACATAAGATAATTGAAAAAGAAGAATACCGCACACATGATGTTTTACCTATGGATTCAACAAACTATAGTATTCATGGATTTGATCCTACTATAATACTACCTGATGAACCTGTATATAAAACAAAAGAAAAAGAAAAATCACAGAGACCATCAGGCCTTGAGGAGTTTATGGACGATTAATGAAAGTTGCTATATTATGTGATTCGCACTTTGGTGCAAGAAATGATAATTCTTTTTTTCTAGAATATATGTTTCAGTTTTACGAGGGAGTTTTCTTTCCCTATTTACAACAACACAATATTAAAACAGTTATTCACTTAGGCGATCTAATGGATAGAAGAAAATACGTATCTATCAAAACTGCAAAAGAGTTTAGAGA